ACAGCCCCTTCAATTGCACTCTTAGCGTTCTCGATTTCCATGCGTCCTTCTTGGAGCATGGCGCACCCTGACTTGATGGCAGAGACTGCTCCTTGGGCGAGCATGAGGAGGCTGAAAGGATCAATGGGTCACTCCTATGGCTGACTTGGAGACATATTATTGAGTTCAATGCGAGGATATGGAGATTCTCCACCCCCGCCTTGTTCTTGTTGTCTACGCAACAGTTCTGCCTCAAGTTCTGCTTTAGAAAACTGTGGTTGTTCAGCAACAGGGGCTTGCGGCATACCAGTAGGTGTTTCTTGTTGAACAATAGGAGGTTCTGTGCTCATTTGTGGGCCAGCCCTCATTAACTGTGCGCCAATGAATTTAGGAATGGCAGAAGACTGACTCATACTAGTTAAAGCATCTAAGGTTTTTTGTGATCTTGGAGTTAAAGAACCAGCCTTTAAGAAATCAGCACCTTCAGGAGTTAGTAAGGCTTTCATAACCATATCATCAGTTAAACCGCCTTTGCCAACCATGTTTAGCAAATCAATGCCAACTTGAGCCGCTTTTGCCGCTTCATATCCTGCGCCAGCACCAACAGTAGCCGCCGCACTAGCCTTTAATCCTTGAGGAACAATATCACCAGCCTCAGAAACGCCACTAACTTGCATCTTTCTAGCAAAAACGCCAGCATCTTTCATGCGAATAGCAAATTCGTCCGCATTAGTTCCAAGAGACTGAACTAAAGCATCTTTAGAATTTTTGGGTAATTTATCCCAATTGGATGCCAAAGTTCCCAAATCAACTGACATTACGCCAGCACGATTTTCTTTTCTAGCAGAGTTGATAAAGTCATCATAAACATTTTTATCAATAAACTTCAATGCTTCAACATCAGTATCTTCAACATACTTCCTAAATAACCCACGATTATATGGATCAAGGTTTTTGTATTCTCCATACAGTTTGTCAAAAGATACTTCTGATAATGATTTATCCTTTAGGAAATTAGGTATTCCTTGAGCAATAGCATCGGTATAAGCCTCAGAAGCCTTTTGTACATTGTTTCTAGCCGTTATCAACAAGTTAGTAGCGGCAATATCTTCAGGGGTTTTAGCGGCTATCCTAGCGGCTCTTAAATCATCTTTAAGGCCACCAAAAATAGCAGAACTAATGATTTTTTCATCAGTCAATGCAATGTCTTTAATTAAAGATTCGCCTTGGGATGCTTTTCGTCCAAATTCAGATAACAATGATTGAGTCTGGTCAACAGTCAACTTCTGAGGAGTTTTTGTTTCAACCATAGCCAAATCAGGAACAGCAATTTGTTCCTTAAACTTTTGTAAAAAAGCAAGTGCATTTCTTGAACTATCAGTTGCACCTTTGCTATATCTGCCAATCAGGTTATTTACATTTGTTAGAACATTATCAGGAGCAATGATTCCTCTGTCGCCACCATATTCTTTAGCCTTTTCAAAAAACGCAGAACCAGCATTTTTTCTTTCTTCAAACAACTTTAGTATTTTGTTTTGTACAGCCTGTGCCGCACTAATACCTGCTTGACGTTCATTAGTAATCTTAGACTGAGGTTGCATACCTTCAGTTGCGGCGGCAGTTGCACCTTGCTCAAGTTTTGAGAAGATTTCTGCATATTTAGGATCAACACGCAATCTCTGAATCAAACTAGCAATTTCAGGATCATCAGAACCTTGTCCACGAACCATAAAGTTCTTGAACTTGTTTTCCAACTCAGGTGGCATATCCTTTACAAAATCCTTGATTGCTTTATTTTCAGCATAAGACTTTGCGCCAACAATACCGCCTTTAATTAAATAAGGAGAAGCCTGAAGAGCAACTTGTGCTAGTGGGCTTTCGGGTGCTATCGTTTGTGCCATAAGACCTGTTGCTCCACCTGCACCAAACTCACCAGCAATTCCTTTTGCCGTTCTGCCAAACAGACCAGGCAAACCTAATGCAGTTGTTACAGCCGCAGGAGCACCTGCCGCACCAAATTCATACGCACCACGATAGCCTGGAATTGTTTGTATATCAACGCCAGATAGTTTTTGTATTCCTTGTGCAATACCAGCAGTAGAAAAAGCACTTGGGTCTTGACTTTTCTTTAGGTAATCATACAAATTACCCCATCCACCAATCATGTCAATTACGCCACGAGTGCTTCCCTTAAGTAAAGACTCGCCAACCTTTTTAACAGTATCTAGTGCAGTTTCTTCTTGTGGATTAGCAAGAACAGACTGATAACCAGCATTTACAGTACCTTGTCTACGAGCAAGTTCTGCTTGAATCTGTTCTTTTGAAAATGTTGCTGACATTTCTTATCCTTTATGGTACTTCTTTAAGCATTTTTTGCAATTGTTCAGTAGAAAGATTTTGTATTGCAGGTTTAGATTGTGTATTGCTAGAAACAAGAGGAACTTTGTAAGTAAAGCCCTCAAGACCTTTGTTTTTACGAGCATAAGTTTCAAGACGAGTAGTCTCATCAACAACTTCATTTGCTTTCTTAGACAAATATGTAATAAGTTCTTGTCTAGCAACAGGACTGCTTGCCAACTGAGGAACAATGTTCTTTGTAAACTCACGATCAGCATTAGAAGGATTGCTACCAAGTTTCTTAATCTTATCCAATATCAAGTCACCAGTAACTTTGTCAAACTGCTGTGAGTTTGCAAGTGCGGCTTTGTCTTTAACACCAGTCATTCCTAATGTATCTAGCAAATTCAATGCGCCAACACGATTGCTTGCAAATGCTCCACTAACTAAATCATTTTGGTTTAGATTTTGCATACGGCTTAGTGAATTTAACTCACCAATAGCAGAGTCTCGTAATGTAGATGCATTTTCAACTCGTTTAGCATCAAGTTCACCAAGTTGCTTAACAAATGCTTCTTCACCCTTATTTGTGACACTAACAGTAGTTCTAGCAGTTGTTTTATCAACGCCTCCGTTATATGGAATACGAGTCTGTTTACCAGTTGCATCTTGTTTCATTATGAACTGAGTATCAGTAGCGGTATCAAAATATACAGGCTCACGACTAGAAGCGGCAACGCCAACTTCTTTAATATTTGTACCAGATTTTGCGGCAGTCGTTAATCTTGTTAACTCTTCAGCGTATTTCTTATTCCATTCAGGAGTATTGCGTGTAAATTCAGCATCAGCCAGACCAATAGCGTTCTTTTGTTCTGTACTTAAATGCTCACGCATCTTTGCGGCTAGATCACCTTCTTTTTGTTTTGCCGCCATAGCCGCTTGAGCCACCTGAGTAGCACCAACAATATCATTATTCTGACGCAAAGCATTAGCCAAACCAACAAGACCAGTAGATGTAGATGTATCAAACTGTTGAGCCAGAGCATTACGAGTTGATATTAACTTTAATTGTGGGTCTTGAACACCCAAAATACCACCAACAGCATTACCTGCTTGACGACCTTGCGTATATGCCATTGCATTAACACGCTCATAAGGATCAAGTTGAGCAAACTCCATCCCTTGTCTACGGGCTAAATCTTGTTGTTGTAGTTGATATGCTTCTGGAGTTCCAAATAAACCACCAATGATGTTATCTGTTGCCATGTTTAATCTCCTGATCCGCTAGTTCCTTGGAAAAAGGAATTTAACTGTGGGCCAAATGATGGTGTGTTGTATGAATCCCACCAATTTTTCCCTGCATTTACTAAATAAGCATCAGCCGCATTTCCTAATGGACTTTGTGATAGTCCATATAAGCCAGATGCTGTTGGACTTAGTGCATTAGCAGGTTGCAATGTTTGTGCGGCTTTTAATCCACCAGCAGACAACAATTGACCACCAATGCTTCCAGCAGTTGCTGTGCGACCACCTAACTGTGCGCCAATATCCAATGGAGACTGAGCAATGCCTTCTAATGTTTGACCTGTTGTAATGCCAGCGGTAAATGGAGAATATCCACCAGTCAAACCTTGACCATATTGACTGAGCAAACCAGAGCCTTGACCATATAAGCCACCATAAAAGTTAGTTGCTTGCTGTCCAGCCTGAGTAGCATTTGCCGCCAACTGAAGGTCTTGCATTGCACGAGCATTAGCCAAAGCAGATTGCTCTGGATTTGCAGACAGTAAACCACCACCTTGAGCCACAGATAAACCTGTACGACCTGAGTTTGATAGTTGGTTTGCTAACAAAGCAGACTCACGTTCACGGCCTGGAGCAAGTAAAGCCTGTTGTTTTTGTAACCAATCAGCGGCTTGTGCTTCAGGGGTTGCCTTTAAACCCATACTGGCTTGACCAAATAAGGTTTGTGCGCCACCTAGTAATGGGTTGTATAAGCCAGGAGTTTGTTCTGCATAACCAAGACCAGCGTTAGTTAGTGCATCCACCCTGTTTTGCATTGCTTGCAATTCAGGTGTTGCCATGTAATTAGCACCAGTTAATCTGCCTGTTGTTGGATCAAATTGATAATTACTTTGACCATAACGAGTTGTTATGCCAACTGGACGAAATTGAGCCGCCTCTGCGCCTAATTTAGCCGCACCAAGTTGTGATTGAGCCGCAATGTTTGCCGCATCGGTAGTCGCTCGTGCTTGGGTTGAGGCTGGCCCTAACCCAAAAATATCTGCTACTGAACTTACTAGACTTCCCATAATTTATCTCCAACAGTAAATGTAGGCTTTTGCCCCATCTTTTGACACAACCTCTTGCATTTTTTCCATACCAATAGTCTTTGCAAATCTGCCTAATTTCACATTTTCTTCCTCTATAAATGCCAACAGAGGAATGTTTATTAAGCCACGAACTATCTGCAAATCCTTTAAAAACTCTCGTTTAACCTTTGCCGACCACTTAAACACATCCGTATGAAACCACATTAAGTTATTGAAGAACTCAAAATACATAATGTAGTTATCTTTCATAACGACTGGTGTTTTCAATCATCAATTCCTTACGCTGTGCGTTTCCACATATAGACAACTACATAAGGCATCAAGTTAGCATTTGTGCCACTTGAACCAGTAGAGTTAATTGTTGTTGATATATTTGCTGTTGATGAGTTAGTTCCACTTGTACTGACATAAGTAACGCCAGTATTTGTTCCTTGCCAACCAGATGATCCAGAACCACCCAAACCAGTTATAGAAGAACCACCACTAATTGATAATGTATGTGTGTGACCAGAATCAGTAGAAGTAGCCGTGTGGGTATGGCTAACAGTAATAGCGTCTTTAGAGCCACCCGTATTACCTACTGTGCTGAATGTGGCATCACCACTATCCAAACCAACCATGACCTTACCTGCACCAAATGCAGTCCAAGTACCAAAACCAAGCAATGTTGCAGGATTAGTGCTTGAGGTAGCATTTGAGTAGACAGAACCAATTGGATATAAAACTTGCAATACAGACTGCACAAACGCAGTAGTTGCTAACTTAGTGGAACTATCTGAAGAACTCTGAGTTACACCAATTGTTCCCGTAGGCAATGTAGGCGTACCCGTAAAGGTAGGGCCAGACAAGTCTGCCTTAGTTGTAATAGCAGTAGCAATATTATTGAACTCTGTATCAATCTCAGTACCCTTAACAATCTTTAAGGAGTTGCCAGAGGAAAGACTATCCTTACTGGCGAAATTGGTTGCTTTTGTGTAATCACTCATTACAGTTCCTTAATAAACCTTGCCTTCTTTGGCAAATATCTCAATCTTTTGGATGCTCAACGGGAAAGTATTGATGTCTGCCTCATAACCAGTTTGGACAACTTTGCCCGAACCAGTTGGGTAAACACTCAATGTCTGCAAAGTCACACCACCAGAGTAGTAGGCAACTGTTGTTGCGTTTGCTCCATACTCGGCTATACCATAATATGAAACAGATTGCGTAGGAATTTTAGCCGACTGAGAGTAATAATTACCAGTAAAGTCGTAACCCCATTTGAAAGTTACATACTGATTGCTACCACCAATTACCACAGTCCTAAGTTTCTTCAGAATAGACGTAGCAGATGGCGTACCAAGATCAGTATGGTTCGTAAAATATTGAAAACGATATATGGCGGTATCATCGTTATAACCAGAATAGGTAGCAAGATAGCCTCCTTTTCCAATGTACAACGTACCATCTTGTTTGGTCAACAAGGATTTAGGCTCGATTGAATCCCAAGTCGTAACCCTAGCAGAGCCATCTTGCAAAGTACCTTTCATATCAAAGCAGTAGACTGACTTCAATACTGGCAAGGTTAACAAGTAAATGGCTTCTTTACTGTTATATACAGATTTAATCGTAGGCAAAGACTCGCCAGAAATGGCTGTAATCAAGTCGTTACGGACATTTTTAGACAAGTCACGCAAAGGCATGGACTTCTCTTGGATAGTCCTCAAAGCACTACGTACACCTGTGGATGACAAGAAAATAAGGTCAGTACCCGTATAAGCCAAGGAATCTCTAGCCACACAACCAATTCCTGTGATGACATCCTGTAAAGTCATTGTTGACGGGGTTGTTGCTCCTTGATAAACAAGAATATTGTTCTTGCCAAAGATAAACAAAAATCCGTTGTGAGCACCCAAAGCGACAATTACATCGCCACCTTTAGGCCAAACAGTAGTGGTATCTAGCGTTCCTGCTGTACCAGAATTCCATTTGTTTGCCAACTTGGTATCGCACCATTGAACAGTTAACTTGTCTGACGAAACATCGGCTGTCCAAAGCCTTCCATAGGCACTTAAAGCCGTATTTGCCAACTGAACAGTACCTGCATAGCCAGTTAACTCGCTAACCCGTCTAAAAGTCGTTGTAGACAAAGCAGGGTCAAACACAAGAGGGTCATATCCTGACTGAAATAGATAAAGTGCGCCAGCCAAAGAAACCATCTGCCAATTGCTTGCAGTAATGGTAGGAGCAGTACCGCCGCCACCATAAGTCAATGTCACCAAAGATGAGCCACTTAACTTAAACAACTTATTGTTGCCAGCAAGTATGGTGTAAGAAGTAGCATCAGAGGTGACTACTTCACCAATTGAGGTAATATCATTAGTAGACAAGTCTGTATTCAAAGAAGAATTGACTTTTGTCCAACCTTTTCTAGCCCCAATACGACCATACTGGTCAATTACACAATTGTTGGCAACAAGCGCAAAACCACTAGCCAAATCCAAGGACGAATCTTGGGTATTTAGCCCATAGAAGCCTGGGGCTGTAATCGAGTAGGCTTGTACTGCTTCTGCCATTAGACAGCCTCAAATGTGTCGTTTTCAGGCGATCTAGCCAATTCCAAAGCAATCAGGTCTGACATACATGATTTGTATAGCGCATAAGCCTCTGAAGAGGTTAATCCACCATCTTCGCCACGCTCAACCAATGCTCTAGCAAATGCACCTAAAACGATAGGCTCTTTTGCCAACAAAGTGGTTGATGAGTCTGTCGTAAAGTCTGCTTCAGGAACAATCAGACTGAAACGGATGGCATATACAGCATCAGGAACAGGCCAAAAGTTGACTTTAATATCGCCATTTGTATCTACACCCTTAATAGAGTAATACATTGGCAAACCCTTTGTAGGGGTGGGAGTTGTGTAGTAGAACGAATCATAATTAGCATGAGATAAAGGTGACAACTCATAAAAACTGGTGGTGTTAATCACATCCATAGTCTTAAAGCGAACACCAGCACCCGTAATGCTATATGGGCCAGTTGTATTGGCAATCGTATTTACAGTAATTGGGGTATTGAAAGCATCCCAATCATAAGCATCAGAGACTTGACGTTTGGCATCATTGATGTACTTGCCTACAAGGGCTGAAACTGTGTTTTCGGCAACAGTAGTAACTTCTGGTTCACGCATACGAACCAAAACATCGTTAACCAAATCTAGATAGGTAGGTAATGCCATTACTTCTTCCCTTTATTTCTCGCAGAAATCGCTTTTGCTTTTGCCT